AACACGCTCGACTTCGCGGAGTTGGTGGTGACCGTTCTTGGCGGCGGCGCGCTGTCTGCTGCCAGCCGAAGGGTTCGCCGAGGGCTTGGCGTGGGGGTGGCTCTTGAGCCTGGAGAGGAGGCATTCGACATCAGCGGCCTGACCACGGGCTACAGGTAGAATCCGCTGGACCGAGCAGGTATGTTTCAGGTGTGTCGCTAGGCGCATTCAAGCCCTTTCCATTGACCGGACCGATCGGGCACTCCCTACCTTTGCACCACCCTGCGTCTAGCGGCACTTCTTACCTGCGGAGGTTGTAGATGCGGATGGTGATCTTTAAGGGGAAAGAGCACCCCTTGTCCCAGCTGTGCCGGGAGCTACGGATCGACCGACGCACCGTGGTGTCCCGCATCGAGCGCGGCATGAGCATCCACGACGCCCTAATGCGCCCGCCCCGCCAATACCCCAGCGAGACTAGGCGCACGCAGAGCAAGCCAGAATCAGGTCTCAAGCCTGACTCGCCTCTGCTAATCCAAGACGCGATCGACCTAATGATCGACCTGCGAGAGATCCTGGCTTCGCTGGAATCTACGCCCCGGCGGGAGCGGATTCTGCTTGGTGTTCGTCGCTGGCTGAGGCGCGCTGGCTGGCGCTAGCGGCCTCCAATACCCGGTCCACGTCCACGCCAAGAGCGGCGGCAAGCGCAGCGGCCTGGGCGTGCTGCGGAGACGAGATCCCCCGGCACCACCGCCAGATGCTTGTGCGCCCAATGCGGGCCGTCTTAGCCGCAGACCTCAAGCCCATATTGCTGGACTGGATTAAGGCTTCCAATGTTTCGTCGTTTCGCATGGAACCATCCTACCGTTCTGTTGCTTTTGTGCCATCTGAGAACTGGTAAGTCACCTCTCTCTTTTCAAGGGAGACGTAAGCAACTTCGCCGTTCACGATGTCGGGTATCGAAACCTGCGAGTGGCAGCCTTCGCGCTGCTCCTCTGGCGACAAGATCCGAACCATGTCGCCGACGTGGCACGTCCACACCTTCTCGCCAGACTCACGCTTGTTGCCATTGCAGGACGAGACGCAGGTGCGGCAGTTCCGCTCAGGCATCTTGGTCCCGTGGCAGTTCTCGTAGAACTGGCAAGGCCACCGGGTGCCGTCTCGCGACACCAGCACGCAGGGCGCAAAGTTCGCGTCTAGCCTTTCGGGAGGTTGCTCGGCGGCGATAACCGCCCTGGCACGCTCCAGGTGCTTCTCTGCCGTCCTTTTCGAGTAGGCGACCCTCTCGGTATAGATCTCGTCGTTGTCCTTGCAGACGCTCACGTAGAGCGCGTGCTTGAGGCCAAGCTTGTGCATGTAGATCTGCATCTGCACGTAGTGGACCGGCTTGACCGACCTCACGCCGCTCACGCGCAGGCGCTCCCACTGCTTGGCGTTGCTAGTCTTCAGCTCTAGGACGTGCTCCTCTTCAGGATCTTCGACCAAGCCGCTGATGACCCCGTCGAGCGAGCCGCCGATATGGCCCTCGCTCACGCGGAGCTGCTCGCCGGTAACGGTGAACCCAGCTTGGCGCAGGCCGTCGATGAGCCATTCCTCTTCGCGGTGCCCGCGCTCGAACAGGCGCAGCATGCGTCCTTCGTGCTCAGGCTTGGCGGCCCACCGGAACGACAGCCACAGGTAGCGGTCGCACTTGTTGCCGATCATGGACGCGCCGAGGTGGTCGCGTTGCCAGTCCCCCTGCCGGTCGCGGTAGAGCGCGTGAACGCTCTCCGCGACATCGGTCACGGGCTCTCGTTTGATGAGAGCCACGGCACTACTTCCAGGCCCGCTTGGCTACGCCGCTGGCGGGTGGAGTCTTGGCGACGACCTCTTCGGGCGACGCGCGGTGCTCAGGAGCGGCGAACCCGGCGACCTCGTTCGAGGCGTCGTAGCCGTTGCCCGCAGGGCGGATCTTCAACCGCACGTTGAGCACCTCGCCCAGCAGCTCCTCGGTGTCTTGCAGCTCGCCCTTCTTCAAGGCTTGGCAGATCGAGCTGAGGTGACGGCGCGCGATGTTGCGCGGCGTGTTGCTCTGGTGGTTGATGCACAGGTAGGAGAACGCGCGGCGGCCCCCATACTTCATGTGCTCCTCGGCATCGACCTCAAGCTGAAGCTTGAGCATCTCGCCCGCATCGGGCTTGGACCCGACGTGCATGTCTGCGCCGACCACGCGCATCTGATACCAGCCAGCCGGGATCGGCTCAAAGCTGTCGGTCATCGGAGCGACTTCGCTCGCGTCAAAGTTTAGGTTGCCCATCTCAGTTCTCCTCTTCGTTGGTGCAGATAAAGTTGGCGACCTCGTCCCACACGAGCGGGATCTGGTCAGGAAGTGAATAGCGGTTCTTCGCCCGGAACGCCGGACGCTCGTTGGTGTGCAGCATGCGCTCGCCCTTGCCGACGCCGCGCTTCTTGCCTGTCGATGACTCGACGACGGCGACCTTGTAGTTCGCGAACAGGACCGCGTCGGCCCAGTCGCAGATCGTGGCGTCGGCGCTCTTGTGCAGGCGCAGCTGGTATCGCTCGTAGGCGTCGGTCTCGGGAGACTCGAAGCGCACCACGGTGCTGTGAGCGATCGCCAGGATCGCCATGTTCTTGGTCTCGCGCAGCATGTCCAGGCCGCGCAGCAGGCGTCGCCACTCGCTGAGAGCGTGGGCGTAGCCCTTGCCGTAGCCGTATTGCTCGATGCGGTCCACCTTGTGCCCGCGCTCGTGGGGCACCGTCTCGCAGACGTGGTCCCAGATCAGGGGCTCAAGCTTGTCGAGGCTGTCGAGCACGAGCGTCTCGTAGCTGTGATCCTGCTGGATCAGCGTGGAGATCGCCTCGATCACGTCCGTGAAGCTCGACGGGCGGGGGAACGTGTCCACCTCCAGTTGGCCCAGGCCGTCTTCGACGGGGAGGAAAATGGGGGCGGGCATCTTAGCGGCAAAGGTAGTCTTGCCGATACCCGGCACGCCGTAGAGGACGACGCGCGGTGGAAGCTGTGAGCTTCTCTCGATTGATTGTAGGTCGAACATAGTTCTTGGTTGGTGCGTCGGTAACCCACCGACGAGGGTGTGTGAAACACCGCGCGACTAGAGGTGCCTGATCAACTAGCCGCGCGGAGTGGGCCGGAACATCCGGCCTATGTTAGGCCCTCACAACGAGTTGGTTGTTGATCTCCGTCTCGTCGTGGTGCTGCACGCCGAACACGTAGAGGCGAGGCTTGACGTAGAGCCCGACCGTGACGACGTAGCCGTCGAGGATCGGCTGCTCGGCCAGCCACAGCTGGGCGGCGCGGGTCGCGTCGTCGGCGTAGCTGAGGCCCATTTCGCGCGCGATGCGCTTGTTGGCCGTCGAGGTGTTGTCGGACTTGACGATCCACCGACCGTTGCTGAGGTGCGCGGTGACGGCGCAGCTGTGGGTGAGGTCGGTCGAGAGCTTGCTGGTGTGCGTTGTGGTCATCTTTGTTGGTCGGCGAAATTGCCTGAGTGAGAAAGGTAGCATGTCCCGGTTGGGACACAAGACTACTGACGGGCGATCCGAAGAAATGTCCGAATCTTCTGCCAGTATTTCTGGGTCGCCTTCTTCCGGTAGCCGCGCGGGCCGCCGTTGTGGATGCGTGAGACGCGCTCTACGTCCGCGAGAGTGCCGGTGCCTGCCTTGAGGCGGGCAGCCGCTGCGGGCGCGTAGCGGCGCATGTAGGCCCTCACAACGCGCTCGCTGTAGGCGCGGTCGGTGAGGCACCGCTGGTAGCTGGTCAGGGTGCGGTCGCGCTCGGCGGCGTCGGTGTGATAGATCTGATGTATCTGGAGCGGGCCAGCGGCCCGCCCCCCGTCGCCCTTCACCCCGATGCCGCTACCGCTGCCGGTCTCGACGCGCTTGATGGCGTCGAGGGTGGTGCGCCAGGAGTGCTGCGCGGTGACCGCGCACAGGAGCAGCAGGCACGCGCCAGCTCCGCGAAGTATCCTAGCCAGCCAGCTGTCGTAGCTGTTGAGTTCGTCCTGGCGCGGGCGGTGGGCGTTCCAGACGTGCTCCTTCTGCACGGTCGTCCACTCTTCGATCTCGTGCTCGGCCAGCTTGAGCAGCAGCCGCTTCAGGTGCGGTGCCATCTGCTGCGTCAGGTTCAGCCCGGTCAGGGACGCGAGGTCGATCTTCACGCTCTGATGCACGACGACGCCGCTCTGCTGCCCCTCGGCGTCTGCGGCAAACTCGCACACAACCAAGTAGCACGACGGCCCGCCGCCAAACTCGACGGCCAGCCGCTGACCGGGCCGAAGCCCGACGCAGCCGACCCAGCCCCGCAACATTGCAGCCTTGCCGTGCAGCTCGCTCGGCAGGCGCTCCTTCTCGTAGTCATTAAGCATCGTAGCCCACCTTGCGTTGTGCCTTCTTGATCAGCTCCAGCGCCTGGAACACCATGTCCTGCGCTTCGTTGACCTCGTCCTTGGGGAGGTCGGCCTGCCTGCGCTCGTGGCAGACGATGTCGTTGTCGGTCCACAGCGCGACCAGCTGGTCGTAGATGTGTTCGAGAGCGCAGTCGATGCTGGCCTTGTTGTGTTGCTCAACCATAGAACCGCTCCATGTGGATCTGCTCTGCGCGATCTTCGTAGTAGGCTTGGCGAGACTCTTCGTTCTGGCGGTTGGCGATATCGGCGAAGTCGCTGCCCTCTTCGCCCTCGGTGAACTCCTCGAAGTGAATGTGCGCCTTGAGCTGGGTAGACAGGTCGCTTTCGTCCATGTCTTTGCCTGCTTCGTAAAGCACGCGCTCAAACTTCGGGTGGCCATCGTCGGTGACCTCAAGAAGAGGTAGGTCAGTGCGGCCCTCTTTACCCTGCGGGTAGTAGTAGGCTGCGAGGTTGACGTAGGTGTAGTGCTCTACTTGGTCTGGCCCATCACCTGTCACCTCGGTGTAGATGTAGGAGTCTCGCTCAAGCAGGATGCGCGGTCGCGCGACGTTGTCTTGGTTCTTGGTCATCGTTTTGGTTTGGTCGGCGGGATCGCCTTGCGGGGATCTTACCACACTGTTTCGACTGAAACAATCCTAGGCTTTAGAAATCTTTTCTGGGCGGTGCCCAGTAGCCGTAGACGCACCGGGTGCCGTCCCGGCTGGGGTCGTGGGTGTCGTGGACGATGCCGTCCACAACAGCGACGAAGTGCTTGGACACCGAGCAGATGATCCGCCCAGCAGGCAGCTCGTCGCGCCGCAGGTGGACCTTGCAGCCTGAGCCGATCTTCATGGTCGGAGTCCACTCCCAGCCCAGGCTTTTGAGGTAGCGGTCGTAGACCGCGCGATACACGCCGTTGCGGACGGACGCCCCGTCCTTGGCCTGCTTTCGAGCCTCGCGGGTGCGCGAGGTGTCGATCCAATCCTGGGTCGTAGCCATCAAGTCCTGGCGGACCTTTTCGTATGGCTGCTGGGTGGCGATCGCAATCGCGCGAACCACGCAGTCCCCGGCTTCGCCCTTGTAACCGGCGGCCTCTCTGCCGCCGTCGTTGTAGATGAAAGTGGCAACCACTACTCGTCGTCCTCCTGGTAGTCGGGGTCTCGTTCGTCGTGGGTCTGGGTCTGGTCAAAGCCGCAGCGGCGGCACCGGTAGTGCTCGGCGTTGCCGAGCGCGCCGAGGAGCATCAGCTCCCCGCCGCAGATCATGCAGCCGCTCACGACTTCACCTCCTGGCCGGGGAAGGCGGCGACCTCTTCGATCGTGCAGACCTCGCGGAAGATGTCCCACGGCGCGGCGGGGTCGCCAGTGCCGCTGCGGAAGATCATCACGGTCGTCGTGTCGGTCTTGTCCGCCCAGAAGAAGTTGCAGACCGGCCTGTCGGGCGACGACCACTCCTTGACCATGTGTTGCTCCGCAAGCTCGACGACGGCGGTCATCGTCTTGACGGCGTCCTCGGAGGTGGCGAACGCATGCGGGTCTGCGTGGTTGATGCCGTTTTCAGCGCCAACCTTGAACAAAGGAAGGTTGTTGAGCAGGTCGGCGAAAGCAGCGGTGGGCCGCGCGATGTAGATGGTCTTGTTCATGATTCTGATCGGTCGGCGGAATTGCCTTGCGGGGAGATTAGCATGGTTCCTGGTGGAACACAACAACCCTTTCTCGGAAAAGTTTCAGGTGGGACTTGAGCCGGTTCGTAGTGAGAACGCTACGAACTTTCCGACCTTGCCCTCTTGTTTCAGGTGAAACAGTTCGATAAGCTGTAGGTATTCCTGGTGTCCCCAGTGGGACACCGTTACGATGGACCGAGCAAAGATGAAACTTAGGGACTACCAGCAGGCCGCGATCGACGGCATCCACCATTTCTTCGAGCACCACCGGGGCAACTCCCTGGTCGTGGTGCCGACCGGCGGCGGCAAAAGCGTGATAGCGGCCAAGTTTATCCAAGAGGTCTGCCAAGCGTGGCCGACCGAGCGGATCCTGGTCGTGACGCACGTCAAGGAGCTGATCGCCCAGAACCACGCCGCGCTGCTGCGGTGCTGGCCGGATGCCCCGGCGGGCATCTACAGCGCCGGTCTGAACCGACGCGACACCGACGCGCGGATCATGTTCTGCGGCGTGCAAAGCATCTACAACCGGGTCGCCGAGCTGGGCAGCTTCGACATCGTGATCGTGGACGAGGCGCACCTGATCCCGGCCAAGGGGTTCGGCATGTATCGCCAGCTGCTCGACGCGCTGCCCAGCGCACGCATGGTCGGCCTCACCGCCACGCCCTACCGCACCGACACCGGCTGCCTCGACGAGGGCGACGACCGCCTGTTCCACGGCATCGCCTACAGCTGCGACATCCCGAAGATGATCGACGACGGTTACCTGTCGCCGGTCACCAACCGTGGCGTGCGCGCCGAGATCGACACCGCCAAGGTGCGGACCCGCGCTGGCGAGTATCGCCGCGACGAGCTTGAAGAAGTCGCGACCGCTGGCGACTTGGTCGCCCGCTCGATCGACGAGCTGGTCGAGCGCAGCACCGGCAGGAAGAGCTGGCTAATCTTCGCGTGCGGCATTACGCATGCGGAGATGATCAGCGAGGAGCTAAACAAGCGCGGCATCATCAACGCATGCGTGTTCGGGACCACGTCGCACGACGACCGCGACGACCGCATCGAGGCGTTCAAGCGCGGCGACATCACCGCGATGGTTAACGTGGGCGTGCTCACGACCGGCTTCGACGCACCGCAGACCGACCTGATCGCGCTGATGCGCCCGACGCAGAGCGCCGGTCTCTACGTGCAGATGGTCGGGCGCGGCCTCCGCGTTGCGGACGGCAAGGAGGACTGCTTGGTTCTCGACTTCGGGACCAACGTGCAGCGGCACGGCCCGATCAACGAGGTCAAGCCGAAGCAGCCCGGTGCCGTCGAGGGCGACGCGCCGATGAAGAAGTGCCCGCATTGCATGGCCTTGGTCTACACCGCGACCACGGTGTGCCCGATGTGCGGCCACGAGTGGGAGCTTGAGTCGCGCGGCCCTGGCCACGACACCAACCCCGACGAGATCAGCACGCTCATCTCGCGCGGCGGCAAGACCTACGAGGTGTGGCCGGTAACGGCGGTGGAATACACGCCGCACGACAAACCGGGCAAGCCGATGTCGATGCGCGTCACCTACTTCTGCGGCAAGATCATCAAGAAGGCGATCAGCGAGTGGGTCTGCCTCAGCCACGGCGGCTACGCCCGCGAGAAGGCCGAGAAGTGGTGGGTCGATCGCGGCGGCCAGCTGCCGGTGCCGGAAAACACGGCTGACGCGCTGGTGCGGAT